TCTTGGAACCGTGCCCACTCTGGCCCGAGCACTGGCACCAGCGCCGGATCAGACTGCATCAACTGCGACAGCGCATCGTTGCCTTCCGCGAGTCGTGTCGGTCGCGCTTTCCCAATCTGCACGCTCACGCCGTATCGGCCCTTGTTCAGGTCGTAGTGCTTCGCCGGATGATCGGGATTCGCAACCTGCGCATCGGTCTGCTGCTGTTCTGCCGGCGTGCCGTAGGGAAGCGGCTGCGGGCGTTGACCTTTCTGCGCCGGCAGGTGCGGCGCATTGACCATGATCAGTTGGCTGTTTTCGTAGTTCTCATCACAGATACGCGCGAGTCGTCCTGGTCGGTCGTAGATGCGCGGGATCAAGTCCAGAATCACCAGCGCTTCGTAGGGCATCGATACCGTTGCGAGATTGTCGAGGTAGACCGATGTCCCTTCGATGCTCTGGTCCTGAAGATTCGCAATCGCTCTCCCGCTCCGATGTGCCGGCGTGTTCTCGCCAAGCGCCGGGGCGTGGAGTCCAGTCGCCGTTCGCACGAAATCGCGGCCCATTGACAACAATTGCATCGATGGTCCCATGCGTGAGGCATCGACCTGCGTGCGCTGCGGCTTCTCGAAACGTATGCCGTCCTTTTCGGCGTGTGATGGTAGATAACTCCAGCGTCTGATGTTCGCCGTTTTCCAGAATGGTTCATAGCCTTCGATCTGTTTCGGGTCCAACTGGAATGGCGCGAGCGGCTCGAGCGATGCCATCTCAATCGCGCCTGATGCGGCATAGTTCGTCATCCTGACGCCGCCCTTGGCGTTGCAGATCATGCCGATCCACTTCCGCTTCCCGCGCACCGGCTGGAGTTCACGGCCGATTGTTGGAACCAGCGGGATGTATTGCCCGTTGTGCTCGCTGTCCTGTTCGAGAATCTCTTTGCAGTTGATGACGCGCGAGAACACTTTCCGAATCTCACGTTTCGGCACTGGTCGCTTGTCTGTCGGATGCTTCGTGCGGCCTTCTGGAATGTCGTCGGCATCAGACACCGTGTTGTCGTCGAGCAGCACTTGTTCGATTTCGGTAATGTCCACGCGCCAGACTTTCGCGACGCGAATTGTGCGCGTGTCGTCGCTCTCACCGTTCTGCTTGATCCAATCGTCTGAGGCTTCGCCGTTGAGGGCATCGAGTTCAGATGCCGAGGCTGTCGCGAGCGAGGATTCTTTGTATTTCCGTTTGTAGACCAGCCACGGCATGTCGACGACTTCCATCGCCTTCAGGCCGTCGCTCCAATCTTCCTTTTGCGCTGTGGGGTCGAAGAACACGCTGGATTGATACAGAATCCGATTGAGGACGATTTTCTGGTCGAGTGGATGGCCGCCTTCTGGATCGTAAATCGTATCAATGCGATAGGCACCGCGCCCCGCACGTGTCGCGCGCTGCGCTGCCCATGAGCGCTGCCGTTGCGCATTGCTGTCGCGCTCGATGCCGCGATAGATGGCGGTCAGTATTTCGGCGGTTTCGTCATTTGCGTCTTCGGTCAGCGCATGAACGGTGACGCCGAGATGAGCTTTCCGTTCCTGTGCATCGACAAGCGAGATGGGTTCATCGAGGCTGGCAACTGAGATAGTTGGCCGGCCTGCGATTTCTGGCATCCCACCTGCGGCTGGGACTGGTCCGCGCGCATTGCGGATCTCGTCGGGCCATGACCCGTCGGCATCCTGGAATGAGAGATCTTCTTCTTCGCGCTCGCGTTGGTCATGTTCGATCTGTTCGACCGAACGTAACCATTTGACATCTTCCTGAACTTGTTGCTCTTCGCTCAGCGTGGTGTCATCGGCTTCGTCGTCGGCCATCAGCGTGTGAGAAGTTGCAGGTAGAACTGAAGTAAGTCCAGGTGCAAGGCTTCATGTGAGGCGCTACCGCGAGCATGCGTGCCGCCTTCATCAGACCATGATGGCGCGGTGTGGTCTGGGTCGAGGAGTTCGGCTTGCGCGCGTTTCACGGCGGCATCAATCATCGCATTCTGCGCATCGGCTTCGTGCTTGTTGCGCACCGCATCGCGGAAGTTGATGTGTGCGGCGCGTGAATCCGTCAAGAGGGCAGCCACGCCGATGCCGATTGGTGCTTCGGCTGCGCCCACTTTCTCGAGCACAGCGAGCGCCAGATGGGATGCCTGCGTCATTTCCCCGTGAACAGCCATCGCAATCGCTGCCAGAAACTGCGCTGCTTCTCGTCGTAGAGATCGGCACTGATGCCGAACACGAGCGAATTGACGCGTGCGAGCACTTCGTCAGTGCCGTTTAATTTGGCATGGAGATCATCAACGCGCACTGACATATCGGCCATGAATTCGCCGCGGATTTTATCCATCGCTTGCAGTTGCGCAATCGCTTGCGCCTGCAAGTCAATGGTCTGGACGGCCATCTTTTGGAATTGCCGACGGCCGAGTTCTTCGGCTCTGAATCCGCCGTTCGACGCCTTCGGCTGGTGTTGCGTATTCATACCGCAAAGCGCTGTGGCAGCGCGACTCTGACGGTTTGGCCAATCACGAAAGAGTCATCGTAGTAACGATGAACGTCCATGAAGCGCAGGTTGTTGTCGAGGATTTGGAGCGCTTCCCTCCACAGCCATGCGTCCTCGTCAATCTCATTCGGGATGAAGATCGTTTTCTCGCCTGGAATCCAGAGCAATCGTTCGATGTCTAGAACATGATTCGCCGCAGCCGCGGCAGCGACAGTTCCGAAACCGAGCGCGGCGAGAAAGTTCCTGCGGTTCATTTCAGCGCTCCAGATTCTAGCACAGCGATCTCACCATGCCAGCCAGGCATTCGGGCCGGTCGGGAGCGCGAAGGCATTCCCTAGACGCTCAGCCTCTTCCGCGCGTTTTTGGTCCCGTTCGGCTTCGGACTTCTGATCGGCCATGAAGTTCAGCGCGATGTTTTCGACGCAGTGCATGGCATTCGCGAACCGATCATCCTCAAGCGGCTGCCGCAGTTTGTTGCTGCTCACCGAGACGAAGTGCTCGCTCCACACGTAGCCGCCGTCGAGCGCGTAGTGGGCAAACGGATATGGCGTTTCCTCGTCACGATTCGCCTTCAGCCACTTCGTCGGATCGTCGTTCAACTGGAACATCTCGTTTCCGGCGTGGTCCCGTCGCCGCATGTAGCCGCTGATGCATTCGATCATCGCGAGTCGCACGTCATGCGCGTTCGCGTTGTCGCGCCACACCACGTCGAAACCGGCCTGCCGCAGAATGCTCAAGCTCGTGAATCGCGCTTTCGATGCCGTTGACTTGTCGCCTTGCGGCCCTGCGCAGGTTTTGAATTCTCGGCCTTTGAACCAATCCGCTCGCCGCTGCTGCACGATCGGAATGAAATCATCGAGCATCATGCCTTCACCGAATACGCCGCCGAGCAGCGTCAGACCGCCACCGTAGCGCGGTTGTGCGCACAACCAGACCGGATTGTGTTTGCCGACTTCGAAGGCTTCGTAAATCGGCACGGCGCGTAAACGCACGGGTTTCTGATGCAGCGTCTTGCGGTAGATGCTGTCGAAGATCGGATCGCCGATGATGTTGGGCCCGCGCCTGCCGAGTATGACGGTCTGATGCTTCGGATGATCTTCTGGATACTCAATGAGCATCTGCTCGATCATTTCTGGCGGCAGATTGTGCGCGTTGTCATACATCGACAGCGAGTAGTAGCGGCGATTCTTGATGCGGTTGTCGGCTGGGAATTGTTTCGCGAGCCAGTGATCGGTATCGACGGGATTCGGCGAGAATGTCAACTGCCGCGGGTAGGATTCCTTCCGCACTTGCGCTTCGATGTCCGGTCGAAGTCGAGCGCGCAATTCTGACGCGATGTCGCCTGGCAGTTGCTCTGCCTGATCGACGTAAATCCGCGACACTGGCAGACCGCGGATCTTGCCGTAGCGCTGTTCTGGTTCTTGCGAGAGCGTTTTCAGTCCGAACGAGTAGATATGGCAGCCATTGTCGAGTTCATACCACTTCCGCTTCTCGTTCCAGTCCAGTTCTGTGCCGTGAATCCGCGCGACACGTTCCAGTTCCGGCCGCAGCAGCGTCATCGTCGCGTCATCGGTCCAGCGGCCGATGTAGGAGTTCATCCCTGGATATTTCCTGAGTGCTTCGAGTTCCTTCCATAGACACGCGATGGTTTTGCCGCAGGACAATGAGCCTTCGAGATCGATTTCGGGCGTGTCATCGACCATGAATGCGGCGTGGATACCTTCGAACTTCAGCGACATGGGCGTCAGTTTAGCCTGATTCGAATCGAATGCGCGAAGTCCTGATCGCGCTCAGTCCAAACAACCGGCTTCGGCATAGCGGCGTCCCATTGCGAGAGCATCATCGCGATCTCGTCGAAGGAACACTCACAATCCACCATACGGCGATGACACTGCGGACACGCACGTGCGAGTTTGATGCGTTTCATTGCTAACCCCTTGGTATTTCATCACCCAGATCCCTGAATGCCGCCATCCGGCCTCCATGAAACTGTCGCCCTCGAGCATCGGCCATGAACTCTTCGCGCTGATCGGGTGCTGCATTCGCCGTCCACCACGAGCTGCGCGCCGGTCGCTTCGCGTCGACGTGTTGCGCGAAGAGTTGCGCGTGTTCGTCGTAGTGCGCCTTCCGTTCCGGGTTGATCACGATGTCGGCGCCGCGGTGCTTGCGTCGTGCTGCTGCCATCAGGACACCTCTTGAAACAGTTCGCCTTGTTGCTTCAGGGATTCCGCGACACGTAGATTCTTCGCCGCCGTGAGTGCGTAGCTTTCCTTCAGTTCTATACCGAGATAGCGCCGTCCGAGTCGGATGGCTTCGTAGCCTTCACTGCCGATGCCGGCGAATGGTGAGAGCACGAGTTCACCGACATTGCTCCACAGCCGCACGCAGCGCTCAATCGTGCCGAGCTGCAACGGGCAGATGTGGCGCTCGTCGTCGTTCTCTTTGGCGACTGCGGTGTTGAGTGTATCCGTCTCTTTGATGCCATACCAAATAGGACGCGCCCATTCGATCCATTCTTCGTTGGTAATATCTGGCTTGATCGGTATGGCGTTTTCTCCTGGCGCGCGGAAGACTAGGATGTAATCCGCGAGCGCCGGCCGCAGCCATGACGAGTCTTTGCGCAGTTGCACGAACAGCAGCGCCTTTGAATGCGTGCGGATCGCTTGCGCCTGCGGGTCTTTGTCGATGCAGACGTCGCCGTGATAAATCCAGCCGTTCTCCACGTAGGCTTTCACCATCGCGCCGCGGAGATCGATCAGGCCGATGACGCCGTGTGTCGCCTTCGTGCTCGTCACTTGCGCAATGTGGCAACACGTCAAGCGTCCCGGCTTCGTGACGCGCAAGAGATTGCGAATGAAGAATCCCATGTGTTGCAGGAATTCGTCATGTGTGGCGCAGTTGCCGATGTCGCGTTCGCTCGCGCTGTAGGTGAACAGCGATGAGAACGGCGGCGAGTAAACCGACAAGTCCACCGACTGCGGCTCCAGTTTGTCGAGTTCTTCGACGCAATCCCCGTTGATGAGTGTCCAGTCTGCGCCACGTTCGGTCATGAGCGCACCTCGCGCACATGCTCGACGGGCTGATCTTCGGGCAGTCCTTGCGGCCACTCTCGCGCGAAGTTGATCGACTGCTTCGCGCGGAGCATCACGAAGAGTTCTTCTGGTGTGCCGCCATGCCGCCAGAATCCATCCATCGCGAGAATCATCACGTCGATCCACTCTTCGTAGCGCTCTAG